GTAACTGCTGAGACAAATTATTAATTTGTGCATCTTTATCTTGTGCAGTTTTATTTGCTTCTTCCCAAAGAGTTTTGTATTGCCCTTGGTCTTCTAGCTCTTTGGTACGTTTTTCTTCTTTTTGTTTGTAAACCTCATCGAGTTTACCTTTTATTCCTTGGAATTTCTCTTGCGCTTCAGCAGCTTCTTTTTGTGCAGCTGCTAATTTAGCTTCATATTCTGCTTTTACAGAATCTAAGTTTGGTGATTGTGGTTGTGTTTGTGAAGGAGTTTCAGTCACAGACTGATCAGTAGGAGTCACAGACTCAGACTGAACTACTTTTTCTTCGATTGCCATGAATTAATCAGAGAGTGGGCTTGTTGTCTTTTTCTTAGAAGGCTTTTTCTTGGCTTCTGGTTTTGGTGTTTCTACTGGAGTAGATTTTACAGCAGGGATTTCGGCTAATTCCCACTTGTATGTTCCATCAGCTTGCTGAACATAATCTAGATGTTTGCCCATAAGATAAAGTACTTTAGTATCATTCTAGTACAACTTTAGATCAAAAACTACCGCCATCTAAAACTGCATTACTATCTATTGATACTTCACCATTTGAAACTGATATTCCATTACCAGCAGTAACAGTTGCATTACTACCAGCATCTCCTCTTGGAATACTAAAAGTTAATACCGCAGCATTTGATGTTCCTACATTTGTAACACTTGCACTAGAACCTGCTGCTCCTGTACTAACAGTTCCTATTGCTATTGTTGCAGCATTACCTGCTGGACCTTGAGCACCTGTTGCTCCATCACTTCCATCGCTTCCATCTGTACCATTAGTTCCATTTGTACCATCAGCACCTCTAGGAATTGTAAAGTTAAAAACAGCAGCACTACTTGTTCCTGTATTAGTAACACTTGCATTTGACCCAGCATTTCCTGTTGTTGTAGTTCCTATCTCTACAGTTGCACTACCAGAACCTGTATCTCCCTGTGGTAAAACTCCAGCTAATGTTAAAGAACTTTTTGTATCATCAGTAGCTTCTTTTGATAAAGGTATTCCATCTCCCCAGTTTTCTAATCGTTTCGGTCCATAAAATACTAAAGGTTTTTTCTGCACATAAAAATCACCTTCATCACCCTGTGTAGGTTCTGGTTGTTTTGATCCACTAATTATTTTATTCCCAGGATCTCCTTTTATGCCTTGTGGTCCTTGAGGTCCTCTTTGCCCTTCATTACCTTTATCTCCTTTATTACCCTTCTGTCCTTGTTCACCTTTAGGTCCTTGAATACCTTTTTCACCTTTTGGACCAGTTGGTCCTTGTGTTCCAGGTTTTCCCTGTTTACCATCAACAGGTTTTGGTAAGGAATCAATTTTATTTTTTAAGCGAACTAACGCTGTTACTTGAGCTAAACTTAAATCTTCTTTAGTTGCCATCTTTTATTAAAGCATTAATTAATTTATCAACCTGCTCTGATGTTGCACCTTCACGCTTTGGTTCTTCTTGAACTTCAGTTGTAGGTTCTTTTTCTTCATTAGCAGCAGGTAAGACTTCTCCCTGTACAAGAATCTGTCTAAATTCTTCTCTATCTATAACCTGTTGGTCAAATAAAGATGTTAATGCTGCTACATCTTGTCCAATTAATCTTTCAATATCAAAATCTCTACTGATCTTTACTTCTGGTGGTTCTATTCCTACATATTGTGCAGATAAGTTAAATGCTTTTTGTAGTTTTTGTTCCAGTTCCATTGATACCATAGAAAGCATTGAGTTCGTATCAACACGATCTAATCTTCGAGCGTCAGCACTTTCAGCTACAAATTTCTGCTGACTAAGTGTACTAATACCAAGAGTAGCCATTTGCATTTGTAATTCCTTAATCTCAGCAGATTGAGCATCAAATGCACTACTTGCAGGTTCTACATAATAAACTTTATTACCTGGTTGAGTTGCCATCGCATAATTAACAGAGATAGCTAAATCTTTAGTCTGATCATCATATCCTTCCATTACTAGCATTGGTTGAGATGCAACGTGCAAACTATGAATTAAATCTGCTTGTCTTTGAAAATGTGCAAGATTTAAATAAGCAATATCTAACAAAGGAGGTTTGCTGGTCATATTATCTACTTTGCCAGAATAAATAGTGACTAATGGTATTTCACCTAAAGAAAACTGACCAGATTCTGCTAATTCAAAATCTTTTTCATTTGGCGTGCCAGACATATTGCCAGCATAAGCACCGTCATTTTCTTCATACATATCTTCAACAGTTTCTTTCTTTCTAAATACACGATACCTACCAGGTTCGATAACCCTCATCTGATCGTATATCTTTTCACCAAATTCACCATCAGGTAATACAGCTTTTTCTGCAATCCTTACCTGTACAAGATTTCCATAATTAGATTCTCTATCTAGCCTCCAACCATAAATGTTTGTTGGATCGACTTCTATCCAATAAGGTCTGCGGTTTTGTGAACGCTCTTCAGCTAAACTTACTGCTCCTCCAGGTGCAGGATAATCTACAAGAATATGACTTTGACCATAAGTAAGAGAACACATTAATAATCTTCTTGCATATTCATCTAAATCAGACTTACAACCATCAACATCCATCTTAAACATTTCAGTCCAGTATGGATCGCCTATTAGTGTTATAGGCTTTCTTAATACAAGACCTGTAGCTGCTCTAATTAATCTTTGTGTAAATGGACTAAATACTGATCTATTTACTCTTGCAAGGTAAGCATCATAATCTTCTCTTGGTTCAAGCGGTAAAAATGCTTCGCTATTTTCTCTAAGATATTCTGTACCTTCACTGACGGCTTTCATTATTTCCCAACCCTTAATCATGTCAAGTACTGCACGATTACGAGTAAAAGGACTATCAGTACTACCAATATAAGAAGTGGCAGTAATGTTAGTTTTAAACATTCCTGGTAATGCGTATGTCATTTACGACACCTCCATTTCTTTAATGCTAATGCCTTTCTAGTAGGTTTGCCGTTGGGTTTTTTCATTGGTCCAGGCATACCAGACATTCTTGCACAAAAAGATGCTCTTCTTTTAGCTGCTGCACTACCAGGTTTTACTTTTCCTGTAACTGGTGCTTTTAAATTACTTCCTGTGGCACGGTTGTATTTGGCACGACCTTTTGCGGTTAGACCACCAGTTTTAGACTTTTCACCTCTGCCCACACTTAAATTTACTTTTTTACGTTTCTTTCTCATTTGCCCACCTTTGCTTGTGCCTTTTTATGGGCTTGAGTAAAAGTATCACCTGCTCTCATACGTCTTTTCATAAACTCCATGTGTTTAGCCGAATGATGGGCAGAATGTTCGCTAAGTTTCTTCTTTTGACGAGTAGTTAGCTTCATATAACTATATTACCGTTAAATATGTTATTTACACTTATTTTTTCTTCTTTTTTCGTCTATGTTGATATGTTATTTTTTTGCTGCTGGTTTTTGCTCGTTTAAATCTTGCTTTTTCGGCTGGTGACATCTCTTTTGTTGTCTTAGGTGTCTTACTTGATACTCGCTTGCTTGGTCTACAGGCTGGGTATCCTCTTTTTTCGCCTTTTTGACGACCACAAGGTTTTCCCGTCTTAACGTCAACCCAATTTTCTTTGAACCATCGGGTAAGTCCACCGCTACTTCTTGCCACTTTTCTTAGTTCCTGTACGATAAGTACCACCACGCTTCTTGTACTCTCGTACAAGCCATGCGTTAGCGTAAGCAGAAGGGTAAACTTTAAATTTACGCTTGGCTTCCGCTTTCACCCTAGAGTATAACGCTTTATTTACAGGAACATTCGCCACGTTTTTTACCTCCCTTCTTCTTTTTCTTCTTTTTCTTCATTCCAGTGTGATAAGGCATGATAAGAATTAGGCTTCTTAGTATATTCTAAACGAAGTTTGGCCTAATGTCTCTGGTTTGGCAAGGTTAAATTGCTGTAGACAAAGGTAGCCAAAAGCATCAAACGCATGGTCAACCCCTAGATTTTTGTTTGGCATACCTGTATTTGGTGCATATGTAAGAGTTCTAAGTGCTTTTATCAACTCTTTACATCTTGGATGTATAAAAGTTCTTCGATCTCCATTCGCATCAAGTAATGCAGTATTAACAGCAGTAATTTTATCCCTAACTTTCCAGGGTGATTTAGGACTCATAACAGTAAAACCATTCCTTCTTAAGATCGTGTGATCAGTGACACCAACCCCACTGGTTTTTCTCGCACTACCCGTAGGGTCAGGACAAGCAATTACTCTTCGATCTACCCCATATCTGCGTATAACTTCTTCCGCAAAATCCCAAGTTGTAGCTCCACCCGTCAACATGATCTCATCAAACACATATAAATTATCTTCATGCTTAACAGCACAGATTCCTGCCATAGGGTCAACGTTAAAATCTAATCCAATCAACAAAGGCATCAAATGAAAATCCTGTACTTCCTTATCAATATTGTCATCATCAAAACTAACAGCGACTAAACCAGTAAGATTTTCAAAACTGGCTTCAAATTCTTGCCTAAATGTCCTCTCATCTAATTGACCTCTAGCTGCTTCAACTTCTTCTGGAGCGACATTACCCCCTTCAATCGTGGTAAAACTCCATCTATGCCAATCATCTCTTTCCGCTTCCCCACAAAAACACCACATATCATAAAACCAACTAGCAGTACCATCAGGTGTACTAATAAATAAAGCCCATCCCTGCTTGTCAGCTAAAGCTGGTCTTATAACTTCAGCCCATACATCTCGATCCATAAATGCCGCTTCATCTAAAACAACTCCTGATAAACTTCTACCTCTTAATGCCATTGCATTTTCAGTTCCTTTTAACTCGATACTTGATCCATTAATTAAATCCAGTCTCAAATCTGTCTCATTTTTAGCTTTTACCCAGATTTTTGGTACTAATTTCTTTAATTCCTTCCAGGCAATGTCTTTTGCCATGCGATATGTCGGTGCACAGTAAAAATATGTCTCCCCTGGTCGATTTATCGCTCCACGAAGTAGTTCTATACAAGCTAAATATGATTTTCCGAATCTTCTTCCTGCTACTAATATTCTAAATCTCTTTTCTGAGTTAAATACTTGCCCTTGTGCGTATCTAAGGGTTATTGATTCGTCTTTTGATCCCATATTCGTATCTTCTAATTTATGAGACAGATCACAAAGACATTTAATAGCACCAACTTGAACATAATTGCTAGGTTTTAACTCCATACATTAAAAAATAACAGATTTTTCAACTAATACCCCCTATTTATAGCCTAATTTACTATTTCTAGGTTATCATTCAATTAATACTTTATCTGATTGAGTCCGTGGCTGAATCTTTTATGTCTGGTTTTATCCCAGAAGAACAGAAACAACAACAAGAAAAAAGAAAAAGACGTTCTAAATTTGCTTGCAATACAAAAGAGCACATTCAAGCTAGAAGTCAAAGGTTATACTCTCGTCAACTTGAGGGTAAAACAACAAGACAGCTAGTTTTAGAACACGCAAAGATTGAAGGCATTGCAGAAACTTCAGCTTGGAGCGATTGGAGTCGTGTAAAGCAATGGAATAACGAAGATTGGGAAAAAGATAGAGAAAATATGCTTCCAAGACTTCAAGCAATGAGAGTTAGATTATTTAACAAGGCAGTTTCAAAAGGTCAATTACAGACAGCAGCCCAGATATTAGATTCACTAGGCAAAGTTATCGGAGAGTCAGTAGAGACAGTAAATATTCAAGCACCTCAACTATCTATAAAAGTAGAACAGCAGTAGTATAAATGTATCAGTAACAAAGATCTGAGATATATATTTAAGGTACCCGCAAGTCGATTTTAGCAAAAATAATCTGCAACCCTGCCCCTCTAAGGGGTCTAGAAGGCTCTCTGACAGCATCATAACATCATTTAGGTATAATCACACCTGTAGCACCTAGCAGCCCACACAGCCGATCCTAGATCTATATTTTTTAATTGTTACTATATGTAAACAAATGACATACTAATTGCTTGCACTTCTGATGTCATCATGCTATATTAAATATATACAACGGAAAGTTGGAAGCTCGAGAGGTGGCCAAGCCACAAACTGATCGCAGATCTCGAGAATTGCTGAAGTAGGTTCGACTAAGATCTGAAGCAAGTGCCAACCGACTACATACAAACTGCTAGTCCACAGAGAACGGACTTTTAATTTGCCTTTTACTTCTAGGCTGTAGCACACACGCCACTAAAGGAACCCAGAGCAGCCTTAGATGCTTTTGCGTCAGGTTCTTCTGGTTCTTCTACCCAGTACCGCAGCTAGCACAGCCTACAAGTAAAAGGTAATACTTTTACTTACTTATCCAATTCATTTCTAATTATTCAAAATGAACTATTCAATTACTCGATTTACTGGCATTGATTATTCAAGTAAGACTGCCAAGTGGGATCTCATTCGGGAGACACACACACAAGAATCTGCCCTTGCTCATTGTAAGAGCTTGAATCTTAATCAGCCTTACTATCACAGAGTCGAAGTCAGCTCAAAGAAAGTGGAATTGCCAAGATTCCAAGTCCTGAAGCCTAACATGAGAAACGATCACCAACCGATTGTTATTCCTGTAAGTTTTACAGTCAGGAAGAAATACAACTTTATTCAAAGATTAATTAGGAGGTTCTTCTAATGTCTGAAATAGAGTATTTCTTCTATCAGGATCAGGCGGAATTTAACCGCCTTCATTCTTCTTCTTTAATTTACGATTTCGATTCTATGGAGGTAACAAAAAATGAAGCTTGAAAGATTAGGAGTTAGTAAGAGTCTTTTGACTCTTTCTAGTGGCTCTGAGATTTTTTATTCTTATAACACTCCTGTAGCTTGCAAAGTTTCAGGAGAATTATTTCGAACCAAAGAATATTACAGCCGAACAACTTCAAAGCATATCACTCAATATTTAAACGGGAGAAATGCGGAAGAAGTTGAGCAATCTTTTATAAATCAAATTGTAGGAGCTTAAGAAATGGACAAGCAAACCGAACGGATTCTCAAAGCTATAAACAAACTTCCCTCATTTGTAATAAATGAGGGTGAGGTTGTTTATATGCAACTCTCAAGAGATTTTAAATTTGAGAAAAATCCGAAGCCTAGAAAATTTCTTAAGATTCTAGTTCAGATTCCAGATTATGAAGAAGGGGAATAATTTCCCCTTTTTTCCTGTAAAAATTTTTCATTTATCCTGTAAAAATTATGACTGTAATGAATGGCCGTATGAATGGCAAAAAATCTCAGGTCAAGCCTGAAGAATTAATTGTGAATGAACTGATTGAAGCGATTGAATCAGGGCAAACAAAATTATGGAGAAAAGAATGGACTGTTAAGGGTGGCTTTAGAAACCTATTAACAGGGCATGAATATCAGGGCGGAAACCCTGCTCTTTTATGCTTGCAAAGCTCTATAAGAAATTGGCATTTACCACTTTTCATGGGAGCAGGGCAAGCACGTTCCATGAATTGTTTACCAAAGAAAGGTTCAAAATCTGCTCGGATTCTCCAACCACTTTTAAGGGAATTTGAAACGAAAGAAATTGACGAAAATGGGGAAGTTAAAAAAGGTCAGTATATGTCCTATAAATGCGTTCCCGTTTTTAATGTCGCTGACATTCGTGGATTAGATGATGAAGCATCAAAGAAATTAGAAAAGCTAATTGATGATGCGGTTCTAACTGCAAAGCCTAGAGAATTAGATGTCAGAGTTAAAGAAGCTCATGACAGATTATTCCAGTGGGAAAAGCAGATTAACACTCTTGTTAAGGGTGGAGATAGAGCTTATTACAGAGAGTCAAGTGATGACATTGTTATCCCTAAAAGATACAATTTCAAAAATGACGAATCTTATCTAGCCACGTTTGCTCATGAAGCAGTTCATTCAACAAAACATAAGACTAGATTATCAAGAAATAATTTATCTTATGCTCAAGAAGAATTAGTTGCTGAATTAGGAGCTTATCTGATTTGTAACAGATTACAGATTTCTAATTTAGATACTATGAACCACGCAGCCTATTTGGAGTCATGGTGTCCAATGTTGAAAAGCGATCCAAAAATCCTTTTCAAATCATTAGCCATGTCAAGTAAGGCTGCTGACTTGGTAATAGGGGAGCAATAGCTCCTCTTTTACTTCTTTTTGTTCTTTATTTTTTAAAAATTATGCCTGCAAAGAAAAAACCATCTTTTGAAGATGTAACAGTTGTATTAAATTATTCTCAAGCAATTAGAGATCAAATTAAATACAACAAAAATTACGATCATGGTTGGGACGAGCAAAGAATCTTTCATGCTGCTCAATTTTGTAAAGTCTTTCATAATAAGACTTTAAATCCTTATGTTGTCCAGAAATTTCTTGACGAGTTCAAAGAGACTGTTGGATTTGATATTGATTATTAGGAGCTAAACAAATGAAAGAATACAAAGCAACCGATCCTGAAATGATTCAGGCTCAAAAAGACTTGGCTGAAATGTCAAATTTATCTGATCGTGTAATTACCAACGATAAAGATTTATTTGAAGAATTAGCTACGATCCAAAGAAAATTATGCCAAATTTCTGAATTTAAGTCTCATTTTCTTCAGAGATATGAGGACATATTAGATGAACAGCATAATTTAGAGACTCAGTTATGCGTCTTCCAGAATGAGATGCTCCATAGCTTCGAGTTATGCTTCAGGTATTACAAGACAAAAAAGAAGGGCTTTAAATAGCCCTATCTTTTTCTAGCTTCAATTTACATCTTGTGAGTATAAGCGTTTCGTACAACTTACGATCAGATTTTAAAGATTTAGTTAATAGGTTATCCCACTCTTCAGAGGATAATTTATTCAGGTGGTATGGATCGTAC